AGAACAATTCTCTAGCGTTTACATCTTTAACAACTGTTATCTCTTGGTCTATATTATAATCACCTGTTTGTTTTATTACTTCTGATATAGTATATGTTTGGTTGTCTTTTATTAGTTTATCTCCTATTACCAGTTCCTTTGTAGTTGCTGAGTACTCTAATTCATTTCCCTCTATCCCCCTCACTGTCAAGGTGTTCATTGTTTGAGGTACTAATCTTACTTTGGAGTTTTCTGTCTCTGGGAATGTTTGTGGTTTCATTATTAGGTTGTCTCCGCCTGTATATGCTGTTAGCTTGTCATATTGTTTTTGGGTTACTGGTTCTGATAGTTTGTATTTATTTAGTATTCCCCGCATGAAGTAAGATGTTGCTTGTGGTGATACTTGGTCTGCTGTGTTTGTGTGGGATACTATTAGTTTATATCTATGCCCTAGTTCTAATTTAGGCGTTAATACATCATTAGTAATGAAAACTCTAGTATTAGCTACTCTTTTGTTTAAGTCTAAGTCCCATACCTCATAGTCCATGTGTTTGAATGTTCCACCTGAATTATTAAAAGTTGTTTCTATTTTAATGGGTTCTATGTTTGTTACTGACGGTTTTATCTCTGTCCCTGTTGGTGTTAAGATAGTTGGTTTTTCTGGTGGAGTCGATTCTATAAACTCTAATACTGGTCGCCAACCTGATGCCATAGAAGTATCTTGAGGGTTAGAATTTACAAGTCCTAAGACACTTGTATACCCTCTGTTATATGAAGTCTCTTGACAAATTGTACGCACTCCCCACCAATTCCAGTGTTGGTTGTTATCTCCATCTAATTGTTCGTAAGTATTTGTCGGTGTTAAATCTCCTTGAGTTGGTTTTGGTAGTCCTACGATATTTGCTTTATTTTGTATTATATTATCCCACTCATTGTTTGGGTTCTGCGGGTCTCCCCCTGTCAACACCCTTAGCTTGTACTCAATCCCATCTATGATTACAGTCTTACCTTCTATCATATGTTCTGCATTTAAAATATTCCAGGAGACATTAGTAAGTAGTACTCTATCTGATATATAAATATGTTTATTGCCGTCCCTTATATGCAACCAGGTTATTTTTCTAGTCTCATCTAGGGATGAGTTTCCTATATAAAAGCTCTCTCCCGTGTTATAAACACGAATATCACCATTACCTCGTGCGGATAAGTCTCCAGGATAGTTATTTGTAAACCACGGGTTATCTGGTACTTTTGGGATTGTGTTATTGATTACAAATACTCCAAACTTCTTAATACCTATATACTGCATACTATAGCACCTCCTCTATTGTTATTATTTTATCTCCTACTTTTATTAAACCCCCCGCCTTTAGTGTGTCGCCTACTAGTTCGATTGTATCTGAGTTAGTTACTGCTTGATATACTGTTTGCTGAACTTCTGGACTTCCGAAATCCACTGTAGTATCTGTTTTGTTGTAAGTTGCTGTGGTAGATTCTATATATTCGTCTGTTTCAAAGGTGTCAAAGAATCCTATTCCAGATTTATTTATGAAGTCTACTGCTAGTTTCTCTTTTAGTTTAAGTTTAATATCCATGATTTCTTCTCTAGCACTTTGGTCATTTGCATTTAAAGTATTTAATTTATTATTAATATCTGTTACGTTATATGTTATAAATCCATCTGTTATAGATTCAGCCTTATCTACTATACCATTATTATTTTTATCATAATCATCTGTATGCATATTCCCAGAACCTAGTCCGTCCTTACCTTTTGTAGCTATACAAATCCAGTATTCTTTATTAACAGGATATATGTTAGTACAATCTTTTAGACATTCACAGCAGCTACCATTATAAACTACTCGGTTAAATTTTTTATATTCTTTGTAAGGATCATATTCTTCACATACTGAAAAATCATCAATAGTATTTTTTATTTCTTCATACCCTTGCTGCCTAGTTGTTTCATTTGTTTTTCTTTCTTCTTCTGCTTCTACTCTTTTAGTTTCTTCAGCAATTCTATTTTCCTCATTTTCTGCCCTTTTACTTTCATTTTCTAATCTAGTTTTTTCATTCTCAACTCTTTTATTTTCATTTGCTTCTCTTCCTGCTTCATTTTCTACTCTAATGTTTTCACTATCTACTCTTTTAATTTCTTCTAGTTTCCTGTTTTCTTCACTTTCTACTCTAGCATTTTCAACATTTTTTCTATTATCTTCATTTTTTACTCTTTCATTTTCTGCTCTTATTCTTTTATCTTCTTCAACCCAAATGCTCTGTATTAAATCCAAATCTTCTTTATCTATATAGTCATTTCGATAAACACTAGAATCTACAAACATAGAAAATGTTGCACTTGTTATTTTTCTATTATCTTTATCAAAAATACTTAAATCCGACTTAACTTCCCCTGTATTTTCTAGCGCTTTAGTAAGTATATTTATTTTTACTTTCCCATCTGTAGTATTAACCACATCTGCCATTTGGAGAAATATTTTATTGTCTGGTCTTTTATAATTTATTCTTACTGTTAATCCAGTTAAATCAAAAGGGACACTATTCTGCACTAAAGTAACATTTAATATAGAATTATTGTCCCCTTGCTTCAATCCTCTTACAGCATTGAAACCTGTTCGTTTTGTATCTATAATTAAATTAAACGGTTTATCCATACAAATCTCCTTTCTTATAATACTTTTACCCCATCTTTATACAACCCATCTTTTTTAAAAGTCCAATAAGCGTGTGAACCGCCACCACCTGAAAAAAATAAACTTATAGCTTCGTTGTTACCATCCGCACAAACATAGCAGTATCTATTTGCACGTAACCTTATAAAGTTATCTCTGTTTTGCCCCGAACTATCTCTAGTATCTATACTTGTACCATTACTAAAATTTATTACTCCGTTGTTTGGTATTAAATTTATAGTGTCAGCTAACATATTAATAGAACTGCTATCATTAGCTATGGCTAAAGCAATTTGTGCAGCCTTTATACTTCCTCCGCCATCTACAACCAAATTTATTTTATCTGCTTGTTGTTCAATTTTACTATTCACGTTTGAAATTTGATTATTAACTGTAAATGTTATTGTTTCTGCTGTTTGCTCAATCTTACTATTTAAACTTCTATTAACATCATTAACTTCTGTCATTATATGCTTTTCAGTTATCTCCAACTTACTAGACAGGCTTTTATCTAAATTGGAAACTTCCATTTCTATTTTTTCTTTAGTGAATTCTATATCAGCAACAGTCTGCTTTATCTGTAAAGTTAAATCTTTTTTTCCATACCCATTTCTATTTTTATATATTTTTTTAATAAACAGTCATAATCATAGGCTATCATTCTTCCCTTTAGATCCAATCCTAGTTCCTCATGTCTAATTGTTACAGTATCACCAAGATTAATCTTTTCTAAGTTCTTATATTGTTTATATTCTTCCGTTTTTCCTAACTCTTCAAACTCCACCTCATAATTAAAAAAGGTGTGTCAATTTTAGTCTCAGAAAATAGTCTTTGTGTTTGCTTTCTCATTTCTGCATAAGCTTCTTCCTTAGTTTCAAATCCCTCACTATCTTCATCTTCTAAAGTTTCCTCACCTTCTAAATTTTTTTCTTTTACCTTTATATCTTCAAACTTTATATGGGCAACAAGTGGTTGAAAATAGGCTCCAATATTAGGACTATCGATGTAAAATTCCGGTAATAGTAATTCATTGTACCCTTGTGGTATTATTCTAGTTGCAACCTCTTTCATATCAAGTGTTTCATGTATGCCTAATAAGTTTTTTCTATATGCAATTAATACTCCTGTATCCTTTCCTATTTTTCTTTAGCTATTATTTTATAGTTATCAAAATCAAGTTCTAAACCCCATCTATTTCTTACAGTATTATCATTATCTCCAATAAGAGCTTCTACAGGATTTTCCCTTACTAGTCTACAGCTGTTTTGTTTTCCACCTTCTTCACCTTCTAAAGTAAACTTGTGTGAATTTAAAGTTTTATCTAATACCTGTTGCACTGCTTGTATTCTTGTTTTTCCAACTATATTAGTATCAGCTATAAAATTTTTAGCTAAATCAAAGAAAATATGTGTAGCATACACTCTAATTACACTTAAATCTCTCTCTCTTTCTTGTATTCTGAAAAGTTGTTCCCCTTGAGGTGTAGGCGCTTTAATTATCATATGTTTTTCTATCTTATCACCCATTTTAGAAAATATAGGATATTCTAACTCTAAAGAAAAAAGACCGTTTATTTCCCTGTGTAATTCACATTGTAAACAGTCTTTTAATATTCCTATTCCATTATGAGTAAAGTTAGTTTCTACTTCTTTATATAAAGTAATCATTTTTATAAGCACCTCCAATGAGGTATAATTTCTATTTTATTAATGTTACCTGTCCAACTTATTTTATTTTCTCCCACTTTAAAAATTGGGAATTCTCCATACATATGATTATTTAATGCTTCATTGTTCTTATAACATTCCATAATTTCAGAATCTAACTCTATATAATTATTAATATTTTTTAATTTAATAACTTCATTGTTTATATTTAAACTAATATCCCCAGAACCATGTATTTTTATATAAGGTTGACTTTCAAAAGTTCCTTCATTATATATGGAAATTGGTTTATCTATAATTAAAAGCTCTTCATCTATATATCCAAATGGATCACATGTAAAAAGTACCGTAAACTTTCCTAAGCTCTTTATACTTCTTTCAATATTATCTATCTTTACATTTTTAACTTTGTA